CGACATGGGGGAACCGGAGACGAGAATTGAAATGCGCGCATTGCCGCGCAGGGCGCGCAAGTTTGCCAACCGCCTTGGAGTTGGGAAAGCGGCAAGATACGTGGCAAGCAAGTTGTACGACGCCACGCACCTACTCCCAGTGCCCCCATTGTTTGTGGTGGTGGTGGTGACGTTGAAACTCCCAATGGTGATTGGACGGCTCAAAGACTCTTTGAGGGTAGTCTCCGGGGGCATGCGGGCAAACCTCTCCGTGGCGCCGGAAAGAAGGGCATCTTCAAAGTCCAACTTGGTCCCAATTTCCTCGGGAGGGGGTCCTTCTGAGGTAGCGGCACCAGTTTGGACCACGTCTTCGGACGTCACGGACACGGGCGCCAATTCGGCGTACACCCACCTGCGCCCGAGACCAGTTTCCGTGACGCTGGGCTCCAAGTCTTCCATGACTCCAGCGCCCTCCCAAGTCTTGAGGACGCCCTTACGAAATTCTTCCAAGAGCACTTCGTAGGAGAGACGGCGCACAACAATCTTGCCAATCCCCGAGAGAGGAACCCAAGGACCGTCCGGTGGGAGGACCCCTTGTAGCTCATCAAAAAACTCGCGTCCGTGCATGAACGCCTCCCGCTGAGCGTTGACAAGAGCGTCCGCGTCGCGCACGCCCGCCGGACAACGCGAGCCACGCAGGGCCAACCGCATTGATTTGACGATGGAGGGTTTCTGAAGTGGGGCCCGGTCCAAGCCCTCAACATCACGAACCCAAGTGCGTTTCAAGAAAGAGGCGTCTTCAAGGTTCTTCAACGCGTCACCCAACGGCTTCTTGTCGGGACCTTGCCAAGTGGTGCCCCAGGTGGCCACCCGCTTCGCTACCTCAGATTGGGAGACCGTCCCGGAGTAGGCGGCCAAGATGTCGTCTCCCAACACAATCGGCACGAAGCAGTCCGCACACTTGGTTTGGTAAAGACCTTTGTCCCGCAACACGGAATGGACCGCCGTGTAACACTCGCCAATGTTCATGGTGGAATTGAGTGAATCGGTACCGATTCCGCCAGAACCCTGGTAACCGCAGCACCAAACGATCCACTCCCGCAAGGCGAACACAGGGAAGCCGTAGGCTTTGACCACGTGGTAGACGAGGGTGCGCGCTTCTGCGGAATAACCGCTACGCCTGGCCAACTCCGCCCAAAAACGGGCATTCCACTCGTGCACCTCCGCAAACCTGGAAGCGTCAAACCAACCAATGTCGGCTTCACCAACCTTGCCGCGCCCAAACCTTTCCAAGCGCTCCCGAAGCGCGCCCCACTGTTTCGGGTCACAGGGGTTGACGCCAATTACAACACCGGTGACTTGTGGTCCAAGAGAAACGAACGTGGCAATCAGCGGGGCAAGAAACATCCGTTGGACGATGATGTAAACGAGGGGCATGCAAAAGAAGATGCGAGCTCCCTTCTTCAGCACGGTCTCCGCAGGCGACGCTTCCGCCTTGGGCGTGCCGACGGCCTCAAAAGCTTGTTGTCGGCCTTCCCGAAAAAGGTCCAA